GTTTTTCTTTTTTTGTCAAACTTTTTTTCTTTTTAAAGGTTTGTTTATATTTGTACTGGTTGTCTGTTTTATTGTTTTAGAAATAAGTTAATAATTAAGCATTGGTGAAAAATCACCAATGCTTTTTTAATGTTAGGCTTTTCTGCCTGATGGAATCATTATAATATATTCCACTTCAGTTGCTTTATTAATTGGTAATTCTTTGTTAGATAAAACAACTGTTTTGTCATTGATTACCTTGAATTGAGGTATGTATTTATCTGTGTTTATTTTTACTTGACTTCTTATAACAGTTTGCACTTGATATTGTGAAACTGAATAAGTTTCTACTATGAACACCTTGGCATTTGGGTTGTCATAAAGTGAAACATAATCAAATTCTTCTGTGTTAATAGTAGTCATGTATGCTCCTACTGTTTTAAAATCAATAACTTGTTGAGCTTTGCAAGATAAAAAGATAAATGAGGTTAAGATGAATAAAAGGTTTTTCATTGTTTTTGAATTTAAAGGTTAAATAAAAAGTGTAAATGTAAAAGATTATAAATCTTCATTGTATATAAATTTAGAAGTTAGAATATAGTTTTCTATTTCTTCTCTATATACATGGTGATATGTTTTTTGTGGAGTTATTAAAGTATATAATTGTCTATTGTCGTTGGTTTCAACTTCTGGGGTTATATATCCTAATTTGATGAAAAGAATAAAAATTAATTTTACCATTGTTTGTTAGTTTTTAAAGGTTTAAAAAATAAGTTGTAATTGGTATTTCTACCAATTACAACATAACTCTTGAATTTACCCAAGTATATTTTTGATTAAGGTTAGATTGTGCAATCTTTTTGCACAATTCACCAATAATGTTTTTTACATTATTAAACTCATGAAAGTTTAATGTTGTAAAAGATAGAATAATTCTATCTTGTTTTGCATTTAAATTTTTTGTGATAATGAAATTAGAATTTAATGATAAATGAAAGTTTATCATATTTTCATTTTCATTATTGTTTTTAAATGCTACTCTAATGGTATGTATTTCAGTACCATTAATTCTTGTTGTTTTAAAGCCATAATTGTTTTTCATATTGTTTTGTTTTAAAGGTTTAGAAATAAATAATAGAAGACTCTGCCATTCAGAGTAGGTTTTATCGCTAGTGAGCATAATAAGTTGAATCTAGAAATTCTTATTACTCTAAGAGATTTGTGGATTTGTTCCCTTTTTCTTCTATTAAAAAAAATAAACTTTTGATACTTATTACCACTTGATTGCAATCAAGGTAATAATCATGGATTCCCTGTAGGAAACACAAAACTACAGTCAGATAGGGGTGTTATACTCAAACCAACAGATAAATCTGCAATCACCTTTATGTGATTATAAGAGTTAGTGTTTTGTATCAAAAGTTTATAAAATGCACTCAGTTGTAATAGTCCTCAGCCCCTTTGGTCTAGGATACTGTAGATATTCAGAGGTTAATCCCCCTATTACAACTGCTCACCCTTAGGAAGTGAGAATGGTGCATTAAAATTAACAAGTTTTTGATCTATGAACTTGTTAGAAACATGTTACAATTATCTGTTTCTTTAAGAATTGAAACTGGAGTTTGTAATTCTCTCCATTTAAAAATGCAATACTCTGCATATTTAATGCAGAGTATTTTGTGTGTTTACATAAGTTGCCATATTTGGTCTGCACAGAGCTGACCAACATATTTACTACTCTTTTTCTTACTTACTGATTTTAATATCAATAAGTTTCTTAGTTCAGTCAAAGAATAGTTTCTATTCTCTAACTTTAAATGCTTTCTTGCTGCTTCAATTATTTCATTGAAAGTCATTTCCTGTATTTCTTGTACTGTTTTCATGTTTTTAAATTTTAAAGGTTGAAAGGTTTTAATATATATCGTAAATAAATAAAAGTAAAGTGAAGAAAGGATATTTAAAAACTAAAAAGCTAAGAGTTGTTAACTCTTAGCTTCTATCCACCTACAGACTAAACTTGTCTGTAAGTGGACTTTCCCTCTTCACATTTATCAAACACCAAGAATCCATATTCTCCTCATCCTCATTAGCCATAAAGGCTAATTCCTTTGAAGAGTCTATGCCTTGTTGGCATCTAATAAAATCTGTACCATCTACTAATACAGACAATTTGCCTGTTTTAGCATTCTCTACTACTTTCATAGTAGTAATTTCAAATCTTTCTTTGAAAGAATCAACGCTCATAAATGTTGCCATAGTTGTAAAGTTTTAAAAGTTAAATAAAATATCGTTAATAAATAAAAGTAAAGTTAAAAAAGGAACTAATATATAAAGAGGTTAAAACCTCTTTATATATTAAATATTAATGAATGGTAAGACTATTAACATTAATAATCCTACAATGATAATTGTAGCAGCAACTATATCTGCTATTTCTCTTTCTCTCTCAGTCATGTCCTTAAGTTTTAAAGTAAAAAAATAATATCAAACATAAATAAAAGTAAAGTTATAGAAGGATTGTTTAAGTGTAACACACAAGCCAGGTTTCCAGTTCCTGTTTAAGTGGTATGATTAACCACACTTGTGTGTACTAAGTTCGAGATTATATCTCGAACTTAGTGCTTAGAGGGCTTGCCCCCTCTTTGGTGTTGATGAGACACCAAGACCCCATATCATAGGAGTTAGCATCATCTTCACAGATGAATGCCATTGGCAAAGTGTTGTCAATGGTTTGCTGGCATCTGACAAAGTCAGTACCATCAACAAGCAAAGACAGTTTATTTGTCTTTGCATTAGCAACAACTTTCATGTTAGCAACTTCAAAGGTTGCTTTGAAATCTTCAACGCTGATAAACTTAGGCATAGCTTTAAGTTTTAAGGGTTAAGACAACAACATTGTTGTCCAAAAATAAATTAAAGTACAGTCAAGAAAGGATATGGTAAAAATAAGAGGGCAATTTTTTTGCCCTCTTATTTTTAAGTGGGGGGAGTATTCCTTAGTTGGTGACCTGGGGGGTCACCAACTAAGGGGAATCACAAATCAACTAACCTTATAACATTATTTTTTTTACCAAAAAATTTTTTTACTAAAATTTTACACCCTTTTACAAACAACTCTAATTTCTTTTTTATTACTTTTGTAGCAAAAGAGTATTTATGAAAGCACTTAGTAAAAAACTTGTATTAGATTCTAAAACATATTTTATTATACATTTATCTATTATTAATGCTTTATTGCCTATTAAGTTAACTCCCAAAGAATTAGAAATACTTGCATTGTTTATGTCATTACAAGGAGATATTGCTAAAGATAGATTTGGTACTACTGCTAGAAAATTAGTAATGAAAGAATTAGGATTATCTGATGGTGGATTAGGTAATTATTTAAAGGCATTAAAAGAGAAAAAATTTATATCTAAGGATAATGAAATATTAAGTATGCTAATTCCTAATACTGAAAAGCAAGAATATTTTTTTCAACTAATAAATTCTGATTATGCCTAGAAATTCATTAGTAGAAGATTATTATGATTTAGTAAAACAAGATTATTCAGATGTAAATATTGAAAAGTTTAATGAAGCAATCATGTCAGCTTTTAAATATTTTAGAAAAAGAATGAGTGAAAAAGATTTACCTGATGTTAGAATAAAAGGTTTTGGAAGTTTTCAAATATTTTCTACTCCAATATTAAATGGAATAAAAAAGTTAGAAAAAGATTTAAAAAAGAAAGAAGAAAAATATGGCAGTATAAGAGAGTATGATTCACAATTAGAACAATTAAAAATGTTAAAAGACTATGTTGAAAAAAATCCAGAATTATTTAAAAAGATTAAAAAACAAGGAAGCAACCCTGAGTGATATTTGGTATTATATACAAGGGCACACCAGAGAAAAGATTTATTATTCTAAGTTTAAGTTTTTAATTAGAAAACATATTAGAGAACAATTTGAATGGAGATTAAAGTTAATGGAAGGAAGTGATAAAACTTGTTTTATAAATGGGCAATGTGATATTTGTGGTTGTGATATACCTGCATTAACATTAGCAAATAAAGATTGTCATGGTGAATGTTATCCTCCAATGATGAGTAATTATGAATGGAAAATCTATAAAAAATATTTTATATGTGGAATAAAGTAATACATGATTTTGGAACTGTAAATAGAAAAACAAAAATAAATGCAGAATTTCAATATTTAGGAGAATCTAAGATTGTTGAAGTTAGAGCAAGTTGTGGTTGTACATTGACAGAGTTTGATAAAGAAACTAATAAGATAACAGCAGAATATGAAACTTCTCCTGTTGCTTCTCATTTATTGGACAGAGGAATTAAATCACAAAAAATAACTAAAAACATTACTGTTATTTTTGAAAACGGAGAAAAACAAATTTTATCAATTCAAGGAACTATTGAAGCTTAAAAATAAACTATGTATACAAAAGAGCAAATACAAAAAGCAATAGAAAGTAAAGGTTATAATTGGTTTGAAAAAGGAGATTATAATTTAAATATTGTAGGAGTTAGAAACTTGGATTTAAAAAAAAGAGTAACTAATTTATTTGATGACTTTATTACTTTAAGTTATAAGGTAAATGGTGAATGGAAGTTTTATTGTTGGGCAGCAACTACAGACCCTGGAAAAAAAGCAATGCTACAATTTTCTAATCCTAATGGTGTTGCTATATTAATACCTGGGCAGTATAAAGGTTGTTATGGAATAAGAAGACATAGAAATGAATATGAAGCTTTAGGTCAAAACAAACCTGTAAAGATTTGGAGAGATAGAAATAAAGATATGGAGTATGATTATGTTGATGAAGTATCAGGAGTTTTTGGTATTAACATTCATAAATCAAATCCTTATACTGAATCTACTTATGTAGAAAATTGGTCTGAAGGATGTCAGGTGTTTAAAAGAGTAAAAGATTTTAATGAGTTTATGTCTGTATGTAGATTATCAAAAAACATATGGGGTAATGAGTTTACATATACTCTTATTGAATCAACTGATATAAAATAATATGGCATATATTGAATCTAATTTTTTTCCATTAAAAGTATATGTTAGAAATGAATACATGTATCAGCAAACTAAAGGGTTTGGTGAATTTACTGAAGGTGTAATTGTTTCAGTAAGATGTATGCCAGGACAAGCTGCATTATTTCAGGTGTTGTTAAACAATGGAGTTGTAAGAGATAAATTACCCTCTCATGCTTTAATGACTAAACCTGAATCACCTAAACCTGATTTACCTTTTCATTATTTACAAATATGGAATTGTTTTAGTTATAATTTTTCTGTATTGCATATTAGTTACACTTATGATACAAAGGTTTCTGTTTTTATGAAAGATAAAAAATGGTATGATGGTAATTATTATGCTACAATAAATTGGGGAGCTAATGATTTAAATACAGATTTAAGTTTAGCTGAAGATCCTGTAGAACATAAATCACATCATGTTATATTGTTGGATAATGGACAAATTGCTTTACAGCCTAATAATAGGATAAAATGGTTTGAGCCTAGTTTTGTAACTAAAGAGTTTCCTGCAAAACCTGATTATTTAGTAAATAAGGATTATTATAATTGTGAAGGTTATGAAAAATGGGTGACAGAAGATAATGATAAAATGTATTATGCAAATCAAGAATAAAAAGTAATTAAATAGTATATTGATGAAATAGTTATAAAATTTTAAAATACATATATATTTGAGTTATGGGAGTAGAAATATTTGAAATAGAAAACTCTATTGTTAAACCTACTAAAGAGATATTATTAATTTTTCCATTTAAAGAAATTTGGGAAAGAGATAACTCAAAAAATAAAGAACTAGCAATAAAAGAATTAAGTTATATTTACTTTTTAGTGTCACCTAAAAAATCAAATCCTTACTCAGGTTATTCAGAAGAAATAAGAGGAGTTAAAATAATTGAAGGATTGTGGAAAGAAGAAACTTATGAAATTAATGAATTGGTAGAAATAGGTATAAAAAAGTATCAGGAATTTTTAGAACAAGCTTCTCCTTCAATGAGATATTTTAATGCTGTAAAACAAGGGATAGAACAAACAATTAAATTTTTTCAAAACATAGACTTTAGTGAAAAAACTGACAAAGGAGTACCTGTATATAAAATTAGTGAAGTTATACCTGCTCTTAAATCCGCTAATGAGGTTTTAAAATCAATGACTGATTTACAAGAAAGAGTAGAACAAGAAGTTTATGAATCTTCTAAAACAAAATCAGGAAAAGAAATTAATTATTTTGAAAGATAAAACTATAAATCAATGAAAGTTAATAAGTTAATTGAGGCTTTTGATACTGAAATTATGAAGCCTATTAAAAAAGATGTTATAATGGGTGGACCTAGTGAGTTTATTTCTTTATTGTTTAAAGCTAAAGAAGATGCTCATATTACTCACATTGAACAAAGAAGTAGAGGAGCTGCTGTACATAATGCTTTAGGTATTTTTTATGAAGGATTGGAAGATGTAATAGATACTTTTGCTGAAACAGTTATGGGTAAATATGGACAACTTACTTTATCTTTTAGTGCTAGTAATATTTCTAACCCTTTAATGTACATGGAAGATTTGTACAGTAAGGTTGAAAAAGGAAGAATGATGTTTAGTGAAGGTTATATTTTAAATCAAATAGATAGTATTCATGAATTAATTGCTCACACTATTTATAGATTAAAATATGTTACATCTCAACCCTCTGAAAAAGCATCACCTATCTAAGAAAAGACCTAAAGAGTTTAAAACAAAAATAACACCAAATGAGCAAAGTAAACTCAATAAGGAACAAAGATGGTCATTGGATAAACACAGAAGTATTTAGAGAAGAAGCAAGACACTTTGAAAAATATGGATATTATTGTCCTGACCCTTGGGGTTCTCCTTCTTGGGTTAATTATTGGGAACAACAATTAAATAGGTGTATTAATGGGTATGAAGTAGGAGGAGCAAGAATAACAGGTGACCATTATTTTTATTTAAATTTTTGCCCTATGTTAAGGGTAGAAAAAAATGCAAATGGTAGAAAAGCTAAAAAGGTTGTAAATTTTCCTGACTTTTGGGATGGAGATTATAACTTTCAATGGGCAACTGAAATTGCATATAATGGAATAACAAAAGAAGAATTAGAAAATTTAAATTTATCAATATCTATTTCAGAAGATTATTTAGATGGTGGTAGACATATTATAGTGGGTAAAAGTAGAAGAAAAGGTTACTCATATAAGAATGCTGCAAAAGTTGCTAATAAGTATAATAACACCAGAAACTCACTTTCTATTATTGGTGCTTTTGAAAAAAAGTATTTATATCCTGAAGGAACTATGGGTATGGTGTCAGACTATTTAAATTTTCTTAATGAGCATACAGGTTGGAGAAAAAATAGAGATTATATTGATAAACAAGAACATAAAAAAGCATCTTTTAAAGAAGTATTAAATGGTGTAGCTATTGAAAAAGGTTATCAATCTCAAGTGTTAGCTCTTACTTTTAAAGATAATCCAGATGCTGCTCGTGGTAAAGATGCTGTATATGTATTGTTAGAGGAAGCAGGTAAGTTTCCTAATTTGAAAGATGCTTATATGGCTATTGAACCTACATTAAAAGCAGGTAAATATATAACAGGACAGATTATTATTTTTGGTACTGGGGGTGATATGGAAAGTGGAACAGTAGATTTTGCTGAAATGTTTTATGACCCAACTACTTATAATTTAATGCCTTTTAATAATATATGGGATGATAATGCAGAAACTACACATTGTGGTTTTTTTCACCCTATATTTTGGAACATGGATGGTTTTTATGATAGTCAAGGAAATTCTAAAATAGAAGAAGCTATAAATTATGAATTAAAAGAAAGAGAAAATATATTGACTAATTCTTCTAATGGTTTAGGAGTTATTCAAAGAAGAGTACAAGAGTATCCATTAAAACCTAGTGAAGCATTTTTAACTGTATCTACTAATGACTTTCCTGTTACTGAATTAAGAAATAGATTAAACATTATAGAAAGAGAAAGATTA